ACTGTGAGACTCACACCATCACAAGTTGCGATTGCGAAAAAACTTGGTGTGCCATTAGAAGAATATGCTAAATACGTGAAGGAGTAGCAATATGACAAAAGTAAATAAAACCTCACGCTCATCTCAAACTAGAGATAAGACTGCCAAAAGGCAGCCATGGCGACCACCATCTAGATTAGACGCGCCCCAAGCACCTGATGGATTCCAGTATCGTTGGATACGTGCTGAAATCATGGGTCAAGACGACAAGAAGAACGTCTCTTCTCGTATTCGAGAAGGTTACGAACTTGTTAGACTTGAAGAACTTGGAGACTTCGATGCTCCGACTATTGAAGACGGAAAAAACGAAGGCGTTGTTGCTGTAGGTGGACTACTGCTAGCCAAGATACCCACTGAGATTGCAGATGAGCGTAAGGCTTATTTCGCAACCCAAACTAGTGATCAACAAAAAGCTGTTGATAATAGTTTGTTGAGGGAGCAGCATCCAAGTATGCCGATAGACAATCCAAATCGACAAACTAGAGTAGCTTTTGGCGGTGCCAAGAAACAAGATTAGTTTCTAACACACAATATTCATTGCCGGAATTAAATTGGATTATTAACAATAACTAATAATTTATTAGTCTAAGGAGGACTATAATTATGGCAAATAAAGACGCAGCCTTCGGTTTCAAACCGGTAAGGCATTTAACAGGCGGTCAGATTCGTACTGAAGAGTACGCTATTGCAGCTAACCACGGTACCAATATTTTTTCTGGTAATGTGGTTGAAGCACAAGCGGCTGGAGGTATTGAGAATGCAGCGGCTGGAGACACTCAACAACTGGGTGTTTTTGGTGGATGTTTCTACACTGATCCAACAACAAGTAAACCAACATACAAAGCATTTTATCCAGCAAGCACTAACACTTCTGATATTGTGGCGTATGTTTATGCAGACCCTCAGATCGTGTTTGAAGCACAACATGACGGCACTGGAACAGCGGCTATGAATCATTCAGCCTTTGATTTTGCAGGAGTAGGCGGAAGCACTACGACTGGACAATCAACTTCTGAGATTGGTACTTCTACTTCTGGTACTTCAGGTGGCTTTAAGCAAATTGGAATCTCAAAAGATCCGGATAACTCTGATACGGCTTCTGCCAATGCAAATGCATACGTAGTGTTCAACACTGGCGACCATGTGTATAAACTAACAACAGGCGTATAGGGAGGATTTGAACTATGGCTATTAATAGAGCACAACTTGCAAAAGAGTTGGAACCCGGTTTGAATGCACTATTCGGATTGGAATATAAAGGGTACGAGAATCAGCATGCTGAAATCTTCGACACTGAAAACTCTGATAGAGCTTTCGAAGAAGAAGTAATGTTGTCAGGCTTCGGTTCTGCATCAGTTAAACCAGAAGGTACTTCTGTTAACTTTGATAGCGCAACTGAGTCTTTCACAGCATGTTACTCTCATGAAACTGTTGGACTTGCTTTCCAGATTACTGAAGAAGCTGTAGAGGATAACCTTTACGACAAAATCAGTACTCGTTACACGAAAGCACTAGCACGATCTATGGCACACACTAAGCAAGTTAAAGCTGCAAACGTTTTAAACAACGGTTTCAGTTCTAGCTTTACTGGTGGTGACGGTGTTGAGCTATTTTCTTCTGCTCACCCGACTTCGTCTGGTAACCAAAGAAATGAGCTAGCGGTTGCTTCTGACCTTAACGAAACATCATTAGAACAAGCAATGATTGATATTGCTGCTTTTGCTGATGATAGAGGTCTAAAAGTTGCTGCTAAGGCACGTAAGTTGATTATCCCATCAGCGTTACAGTTTACTGCTGAAAGACTGATGAAGTCTTCTGGTAGAACTGGAACTTCTGATAACGACATCAACGCATTAGCATCAAAAGGAATGGTGCCTGAAGGTTATGTAGTAAACAACTACTTAACTGATACAGACGCATTCTTTATTAAAACTGATGTGCCTAATGGACTGAAACATTTCCAAAGATCACCGATCGCTACTTCTATGGAAGGCGACTTTGAGACTGGAAACATGAAGTACAAAGC